CGGTTCGGGAGAATTATCTCCGGCGCAGACAATTTATGAGGGCAGTGAGGGAAACTTCGTTTACGCAAAGAACGGCGACGTAGTTACTGTGTCTGTAAATATTACAAGTATGTTGGCGGATAAAACATATTTGCAAATGACGGGTTTGCCGTTCCCGTCAAAAGCAGAAAGTAGACTTGCAAGTATTGCCGTATATTCTACAAAGAATAACTTGCGTAATGTGAGAATAGACGGTTCGTGGATTTACATAAGTTCACCGTCTGATAAATTCGCAGACGGCGAAAAAATGAATTTCATTATTACATACATAATCAAATAAGGAGCGAATTACTATGGAAATCAAAGAAAGAATTACACTCGATATGCTCACAAAAGACAGTGTAAGCGTATTAAGACAGAAGTTTGTTGTTATCGACGGCACAGAAATGCAGGTCGGCGGCAATGTTCGCAACGCTTACACAAACTGTGATGAGGATAAGTCAATCTTAAAAGAACAGCTTTCAGAAGAATATTATAACGCCGTTATGGCAGTATGGGAGGTATAAATATGTCTTATAAATTTAAAGAAATATGGTGCAATAAAGGTAATTTCACAGAGAGCAACAGAAAATCTTCGGAAATTGATACACTTGTTATTCATTACACCGGCAACAACGGCGACACAGCAGAAAACAACGGTAACTACTTTAAGAATAATGTAGTTGAAACATCTGCACATTATTTTGTCGATGATACAACGGTTGTACGATCTGTCGCTGACAAAAATATTGCTTGGCATGCAGGCGACTGGGATATTAATTGCCGTTCAATCGGAATTGAAATTGCAGGTTCAACAACAGAATGCACAGGCAAGACACTTGAAAATGTTATCTTACTTACTCAACGACTTATGAAAAAGTATAACATCAAAAAAGATAAAGTAATTCGTCATTATGACGCTAACGGTAAAATCTGCCCTGGCTTCTGGTGCGGTTCATCAGCAAAGGACAAGCTGTGGAAGGAACAGTTTTTAAATAAGCTGGATACAAGTAGCGAAACATCTGAGCAAGAAAAAACTAACGCAGATGTAAAGCCAACTATTGAGTATTGCGTTTTTGCAGATGGTGAGTGGTTGCAAACGGTGAAAGGATTGTCTGACTTTGCAGGTATTGCCGGCGAGGCAATCAGCGGTCTTGCAATCAGAGTAACAAAAGGTAAGATTAAGTACAGAGTGCATATTAAAGGCGGTAACTGGCTTAGCTGGGTTACAGGTTTTAATCTTAATGATGATGTAAACGGCTATGCAGGTATTCTCGGAATGGATATTGATGCTGTACAGATTTATTATACAACTCCTGCTGATGTTAAATCCGCACACGGCAGCTACTATAAGGCTACATACAGAGTTTCTGCAGTTAATGAAGACTATTACGATTGGCAGCACGATGACGAAAAAGACAGTAAGCAGGACGGCTACGCAGGAACAAAGGGCAAGGCTATTGACCGTATTGAGCTTACTTTAACTTGATTTGGAGGTATAACTAAACTATGAAAGACAATATTATTCAGGCTACTGTTTCAGTAGCTATCGGTGCTCTGATATCATATTTTAATATCTTACTTATCCCAATTCTCGTGCTCATCGCTGTAATGCTTATTGATTATATTACAGGATTGACATCGGCGTACAGAAACGGCGAATTAAAAAGTAAAACAGGTTTAATCGGAATTTTGAAAAAAGCAAGCTATCTCGCTCTTGTGGTTGTTGCGGGTGTTGTCGATTATTTAATCTGCACAGGCTTAGCGGCGGCAAATGTAAATATAGGTGTCACATATTGTTGCGGTTTAATTGTAACGATTTGGCTCATCATCAACGAATTAATCTCAATTCTCGAAAATCTCTCGGAGTTAGGCACGCCAATTCCGAAATTCCTTGTAAATATCGTCCGCCGATTGAAAAATACAGTCGAAAATAAAACCGATACAGACACAAAAGAATAG